CCCTAGTCTTACTCAGTCCAAACTCACTATGCTCAGGCGTTAGCCATTCGTAATATTCAGCCATGCCGCAATGATAAGTCACTTTGATACTGTCAGGCTTACCTTGTTTCTTGTGTATCTTAAAACTCACTCGGTCAACATCTACACGCTGTATTTTGCGCTGGTCTGATAATACCGCACCATCAAATGCGTTTAGCTCAAGATTGCCTTCGGGGTCACGCTCAAAGATATGGCCGCACTCTGGACACTCACGGACGGCGGCATGAAGTATGGTTTCGCAAGACGGGCATTGTTTGGACGGTGCTTCGCCTTCGCCTTCACCTTTAGCTTTAACCGTCACATCATCAATACAACCATGACGTAGCACATTAGAGCCATAATCCAACAATAGCGCGTTTTTTTTATTTGGGTACAATCTCATCACGCGCCCGACAATTTGCACATAAAGCGCGGTTGACTCGGTGGCGCGAATTAACACGCACATATCAGCAATGGGAAAGTTTGAGCCAGTCGTTAAAATATTGACATTAACTAGGCACTTTAGACGGCCATTGCTAAAATCATCTAAAATGTAATCATTGTCGCTTTGTGAATGATAGCAAGCCGCGTTAATATCATGCTCTGTTATCAACTCTTGAGTAACTTGTTCAGCGTGTTCTATTGATACACAAAAGATTAGCCATGCTTTGCGGTCTGCACCTTTTTTAACAATATCAGCGACAATCTCTGTCGTTTTGCTCATGTATAGCGATTCAAGCGCACTATCTAAAAACTCACCGCCTTTGTGTTTAACCTTGCTCACATCTATTTTTACACCGCCACCATTGGACACAACAGGGCATAAAAAACCGCGTTTAATAAGCAATTTAACATCAATTTTATATACGACACGCTCAAAAATAGGGTTATCCCATTGGGTTAAATAGCCACTATCTAAGCGGTACGGGGTGGCGGTCAATCCTAAAATCTTTAACTCAGGATTAACTTCTTTTAGGTTGCTAATGAGTTGAAAATACTGGCCTGATTCGCTAGGTGCGACAAGGTGGCACTCGTCAATAATAAGTATTTCGTAGTGTTGGATTATTGCGTTGGCTATGCTTTGAATACCTGCAAAGACAATCTGTGCGTCTTGTGTTTTTTGGTTTAGCCCTGTACTGTAAAATCCCGTGTCGGCATTGGGTAGCAAGTTTTTCAACTCCGCTTCATTTTGTTCTAACAGTTTTTTACGATGCGTGACAACTAATACACGCACGTTATGAGTAATTGAATCGTGGCATATTTTGCCAATGATTAGGCTTTTACCTGCTCCGCATGGTGCTTCAATGATGCAGCTTGTGCCGTTCTGCCAGTACGCATAGGCTGATTCAACCGCATCTTGTTGGTAATCTCTCAATGTAATCATGTCGGTTTCTCGGTTGCGTGAGACATCGCTCACGCTTTAGGTATAGTTTATTTTTGGCTTGGCAAATGCTTTGCAAACTCAGACCACAAAAGAGGCATAGTTGGCGGCATATCGTAACGGTTCTTGGCCGTGTAAGCTGGACTTGCGCTTAGGTTCAAAATGCGCTCACCTGTGCTTATTGCGCGGTTGCGGTCTTCGTTAAAGCCTTTGCCTTCGGTGACTTTGATAATCTTTTTCAGGCTTGCATAGCCAATAATATCGGCAAACTCACGGCACAAAGCGGCCGCTTTTTTGTGTAGTTTAATGTCGTGGGTGTCGAATGTCAGATATTCAGGGTCTTCTATTTTGTTGACTTGTGAATGGGCGGTCATAATTACAAGCATACCTTTATCACGGCACTTGTTTAATTCGTCAAAAAAATACGACCAAAAAACGAGAGCCTCGTTATAGCCGCGTCCGTAGCCAATTTTCTCAATACTTGGCACTTTGTTGTCAGTGCAAACTTGCTTCCAGATTAAGCTTTCTAACCAGTCTAAGCTGTCAATAACGACTGTTTTGAAGTCGTGGTTTTCGTTGGCTAGGCTGTCGAGTGCCTTCATTACGTCAATATATGATTCAGCAAGGGGGAAACAAGGAACATCTATTTCCCCTAAGCCGTCTTCTGTTTGGATAACGATTGGGTTAGGTGCGGACGTGGCAAATGTGGTTTTACCTAATCCACTTTCACCGTACACAATAACGCGTTCAGTTTTGGCTTTGTTGCGTGTGATATTGCTTAAAAATGACATAATCTCGTACTCCAAAAATTAAAAACGCGCCCTAAAGCGCGTTAAAAAACGTGTTCTTATTTTTGCCAAGGTTTTTTTGTTGTAGTTGCTGCTGGTGGCGGTGTTTGTGTTTTCGGTGCTGGCGTTAAATTCGCACCTTCAACCGATTTATAACCACCAATATCGTTTGATGCTTCGTACTCACCACTCGCAGGGCGAACTTTAACTTTAATCATCAAAGGTTTGTCGTGTAATTCTTCGCTTGCTTGCGGTGACATTACGCCAACAGCGCGGCAGATAGCGGCGAGGTCTTTACGGGCAATATCAACAGCCTTGTCATTAGCGTTTTTCAAGTTAAGACGAGCAAAGACTAAGCGGTTTTCATACTGACCTTCAATAATTTGCAAAGTCAAAGAAAGATACTCGCCGTAACCGTCACGCGTGGCTTTCATTTCGCTGTTGCTAATAATGGCTTGATACCAACCTGCTGGGATTGGGTCGAAAGAACTGGATGGTTCTACTTCTTCGGCGTTGAAGTTGTAAGCTGATAAATTACTCATAATATACTCACTGTTTCGTTGGTTTAAGATTCACTGGTTTCTATGTTTCGTGTGCCAGTGATTGACATATTAATCATAAAGTTTTATTGTGTCAATCATCAATCAACAAAAAGGTGAAAAAATGTTAACTATCGAACAAATTAAAAAACTGCTAGAAGATAGGCATTTGTCTGTTGTTGCCAAAAAAGCAGGTATTGGCGAGGCAACTATTTTTCGTTTAGCGAAAGGTAAAAACGTGGCTTATCCAACTGTAAAAAAACTCTCCGACTATTTAGAAGGACAATTAGAAAATGCAAAACAATAAGCAGGCTGCTCAAGAATATGTTAATCACGGTTTCAAGTTGTGCGCGGTGCGTGGCAAAAAACCGTTTCAAGATAAATGGGAACAAAATCCAGTAACAGATTTAAACCTGTTTGACCATAACGGCATCGGCTTAATTCACGGCTTGAGCGGAACTTGTACGCTAGACATCGACAATATCGAGCATACACAGATTGCACTTGAGGCAGTGGGTTTAAACCTAGCTGAGCTGATGCGTGATGGTGTGCGTATTGAATCGGGGCGTTTGAATCGTTCTAAATTGATTTATAAAGCACCTGTCGGCATAGAGTTAAAACGCCATGCGCTTAATTGGGTTAATGAGTTGAACCCGAAGGAATCCGATGTTGTGTTTGAATTGCGCGGTGGCATGACTCAAGATGTGTTACCGCCTTCTATTCACCCCGACACAAACAAGCCTTATTTGTGGTGTGGTGACTGGACAAACTTGCCTGAGTTACCGCTTGAGCTTTTAAATATTTGGACGCAATGGGATATTGCTAAAGATGTGCTAAAAAGTGCGTGTCCGTGGCATGTTGAAAAAGAGGACTACAAAGCACAGTCTGCACCTTTGCGCGTGTTTAGCGGTGGTGATAACGATGTTATAGGCGCGTTTAATCAGCGCATGGGATTGATTGGGCTGCTAGAAAACTACGGTTACAGACGTATAACAAAAACAAGAATGCTAAGCCCACATTCTAAAAGCAAGTTAGCAGGGTGTGTATTGTTGACGGGTGAAGGTGTGGACAAGGTTTATATTCATCACGCAAGCGACCCATTGGGCGATGGCTATGCTCACAGTGCGTTTAGTGTGTATTTGTACTATCAACACAATAACGACTTAAAAAACGCAGTTAAAGAGGCTGCTTTGTTGTTAGATATGGATTACAAAAAACCATTAGAAGACGAAACTTTGCTAGAGCAAGGCAATGCTATTGCTAAAGCGTTTTTAAGTGCCAATGTTGTCGAGTTAAAGCACGTTATTGTTGACACTGTAAAGATTGATTGCAGCATACCCGTTGAATGTCTTAATGATGTGGCGGTATGGATTAAAGGGCAAATAGGTACAGCTCCAAAGTATTCAATTGTGCAAGCAACATTAGCCTTTGCGTGTGCTATGGCAAGCCGTTGTGTGCGTTTAAAAGACGGTACAAGCTCAAGCGCATTTTTGGCCATTGTTGCAGACAGCGCGGCTCAGGTGCAGCCGCTCAAAGGTATTTTAAACAGTGCAATAGATGCGTGTGGTGATAGACAGATTATCCGTGGGACTAAAATTAGCGGTTCGACCTGTTTGCACAAACAACTGCTTATGATGCCGCGTATGTTTTGGGCGACTGATGATTATGCAACTATGATTAGCTTTGGCAAAAAGCAGCAATCAGGCGCAATCCAAGGGGCGTTAAGTGCTATCAATGAGGTTTATCTAAATAACACACTGTATTTAGATAAAGACAGCATAGGCGCGAATTTTGGCAAAAAGGACGGGGACGGTGATAAGCACATATCAGAATATAATATCTATCGCCCTTCTTTAACCATGCTTAGTCTTATGAGTTACAAGCATATTGATTTTGTCGCTCAACGCGACCAATACAGCATTGGTAGTCTACAGCGTTTAATGATTGCCGATGGTGGCGACAGCGTAACGTGTGAACGAGACTTTGATGCACCATTTCCAACAAATGTTAAAGTCGTTGTTGCTGCAATCAAAAACACAGGCGGCGATTTTATTGATATTGCATCAATGAACCCGACCCAAAAAATCGCCGTCTTTGATTGCGACAATACCGCCACCTTGTTTACTCATGCGCTAAACCGCATTAAGGCCACTTGTAGCAGCGATGAGCGTAAGGACTTGGTAGGCGTGGCTTTAGGGTGGTGCGGTAGTTTTAAGCGGCTATGCGTGGCTTTAGGCGCGTTTAATAAACCAAGCCAGCCCACTATCAACGAGGCGGTTGTGCAGTGGTGTAGCAATTGGATTGTGTTTCATTTAGAGAAGTTGTTATCACGTTTAGAGATTAACGGACTAGATGAGG